AGAGTGCTGAATTCTTCAGCTTCGCGCCAGTCATTCTTATGCTCGTCAGTGTACTTAATTCCACTTTCTGAAAAGAATTTACCTAGTGTACGAAGATTGAAGAACTCCAACGCCTCTTGTTTAACGCTATGGAGATGATCATCTCCATAGTAGCTTGAGCTCGTCATTCTGTCGCAGTTATCCAACGATTTGTACTGTTGCGGTGCAAGATGCAACCACGCCATGTACTTATAAATATCGTTGTTAACTGAATTTACGACAGATGTCAGAGGGTAACCAGAAGGTAGACCCTTATCTATGACAACTACAAAATTATCCACCAAGGAAAGGTGGGTATATGCTGTAGTCATCAAGATATGTCTAATCCTTTGATTAGTCTCTGAATCGTTATAAATACGATTAATGACATTCCCAGAGCATTCGAGATTTTCAGCAGGGTTTCCCCTATCGTAATTGCCAAAATCTCCCGCTATAACAAACGGCGAATTTTCTCTAAGTTTCTGATGTAGTGACGTCCAGTCACCTCCCATCGGGTTTATACCCACCTGTATCTCATGACGTTCCCTGTTGTTTTCAATCATTTGTACAAATGCGAAACAAAACATTCGGACCAAAATGGTAAACTCTACTGGGCAAACAGTAAAGCTCCTCGTTTTTGGAACGAAGTTAGGATCATCTTTGAGGTTGGTGGTGTGTCGTAGCTGACGACGCTCGTCTTTGAGAGTTTCTCTAAATAGGATACTCGGGACTTCTCCCTTCTCCATTTGCTCTAGAGCGTACACAATTCTACCCATAAGTTCGGGTTTTGGCACGTATTTATCGGGTTTCCCCTCCTCTGTGACGACGTCGAACAGCCATCGCTTATCGTGGTCTGATATACCACGACCGACATCCCAATATGCACCTTCTGCGGTGGACATATTCATGCGATCTGCGTGGGGTACTCCAGGTATCCCGTTTATTGCCTCGTCTACGGTAAGAACTCGTAGACTTCCATCCTCGTGACAAATTGAGCCCGGGAACCGTCTGTATTTTGCTACTAAATGATCTTCAATCATTCGATAGTAGTTAGTGTTAAAGAAACGTACATCGTCTCCATAACCATTTACAGCAGTTACCAAAATGCTCTTCTTTGATGTATTCCGTGGATCAGTGTTACTTAAAACTGCTGAATCCACGCGTGTTTCAAAACACGGGAATAACTTTGTTTTCACGATTTTGGAAACCCGCGAGGCGGGTTTTGTAAATTGCCTAGGTAAAGTTCCAACAGCTTGGAGCCTAGGTGATAAATCTAGAATGGTGTTTCTTGGCACACCATCTTCAAGTAACCCTTCGGTATACATGCGCTCCACGACTTCCGTCAAAGATTGCATTTTAAACGCCCCGTGGCGACTATCAAGCACTTGTATCCCATTCTCAATCTGCTCTTTAACAAGAGCTTCTGAGAATGCCACACTAGCGCCTGATAATGCCCCAACGTGCATACCTAGGATCTTCCGGGTCGATTGTGTAGAGTATCTAAATAATACTCCACCACAATCACCTTCCTTTGTTGACGCGCGGTATTGATACCCACGCAGATAATTCTTACATCTACCGTAATCGTACACGATAGACTTAGTGTTACGTTCTATCCTTTCAGGACAAAAACTGTTCACTAGTGTTCGACCTCCCGAATTGGAGTGACACACAAGTGAACCACCACTTGGTAAGAATTGCTGATGGTCAACCTCAGAAGATATATGACCTAATAGATTTCTGCCTTGTGAAACACGTGCAGAAAATCTATACACTTGAAGATCTCGTTGTCCTATACGGACAGATCTATCAGACTCGAACTGCTGCTGGAATTCTTTACCAGCCACTGTAACCGTGAACGGTGTACCATCTTTAATACCATATCTTTCAAAGAAATGGTGTGGTAACACGCAATCGTGTCCTCGCACAATTAAACCATTAATTCGGGCTGTACGCCCATCATCCAATGGCAATCGCAATTCCACCATGCTGTCCAGGCTCGCGAGTACGACACTGCGCGCATTGATGTCTTCGATAGACTGTATCTCGAAGTTTGTATAATACCTATTGACAATCGTGTCACTAGTCTTATCACACCTCGAATACTTGTTAATATCGAATGCATCAATTTGCTCAATAGTCATAGGCATTGGCAAAGGCACCAGGCCTGGGTCTCCTTCCTGAGAAAACCCAGATAACTGAGAGTGTTCAACACTCTGGTTTTCAGACGACAGCAATGTGTCATCGTTGTTTGTTTCCTCGTTCAAGGTATTTGACTCTAAAACTACTGGTAAAGCAGCTCTAGCTTTCGCATCCTTGACCGAAGCCACTGTTGATTCCAAAACCACAGGTGCTGCAGTTTTGGCTAATCGATCCTTGACGGACGCGACCGTTGATTCTAACACCACTGGCTGTGATGTAGTCTTAACTCTGTCGCGAACCGTTGTAACAACCGATTCAAGCTCCACCTTTTCTTTTGCAGGCCACAAGTATACATACAATATATACAGTGCCCCAATCAACAGAATGGAACCAGTGATAATGACCAATGGGTCATTCACACGTAATCGACTTTCTATCGCAGGTGCTTGCGCAACTTTGATTTTGTCGTATGTCTTCTTCCTAAAAGCATCACGGGCTTTAACCGTATAGTACTTTTTAACTAAAGGAAACATTGCTTTTACTTCTTGCTTTTGATCTATCAGAGTTACTTGCGCAATCTCTTGATAGTTCATAACAGAAAGTATCCGTACTGGATGCAATGTCGTGTCTTTACACGGAATAGACATGATTACGTCTCTTTCACTGGGTCCAACTCCGTTTTGCATTTGAAAGGTGTTGGCATAACCTTCAGTGGGACCAGCTAACGTAGCCCTATTGCGTAGTACCTCTTGGTACGCATAATGTTCGTCCATCAAGGGGAACATATTCTGCAGCAGTTCGGTATAAGTGAACCACTTCGTAATAGGGGATCCGTTAAGAGGATCCAAACGACGATAATACATCGTGTCTTGGTAATCGCCTTGATATGGGAGTTTACTAGCTCCCGCAAGGGCTTTGTGAGACACTCGATCAGCCTGGATCAAATAATCTCGTCTTCTGTTTACAGCACCTAGATCAGCAAATCCAGGGCGACTGTATACCGCGACATTAGTGGCTGAGAGAATTAACTTTGATGAAAATTCTCTCCCTTTTTCTTCTAATTTAGCCATGGGCAACCGCAAGGGTTGATTTGATTTCATAGCCATTAGTCGTCCAAGGTCGGACTCACTAATATCAGATGCACTTAATGCTCCTAGATCGTCAAAAATGACTGCTGTTTGACCTAAGTAGCTATCGTAATGCTTCATTGTTGGATTAATGGTATATGCCATGTTGTCGAATGGCAGATTCCTGTGGTGTACTACATCTCTAAGGAGATCGGAAATCACTGATGATTTACCGATTTTAGGCCTCCCATAGATAGAGATGTGGTACGGATCCACACGAAAATCTGACGACACATGACACGATAACACTTCATCGCGCAATAGCTGCATTCTCCCGAATACGTGCATCAATGTCCGTCTTGCCTCATTGCTTACATCGGAACCAGCCGATTCTGTTACCAACGCTCGTAGTTGGACGTAAACTTTGAGGACTTCATCCCGCTTCTTTTCATCACGCAGGATGTTCAATCTTTCGGAGGGATCTAGCAAATCAACTGCTTGATCCCATACTCCAGCTGCACCATTGACCATTTTTGAAAATATAGTTTTAATTTGGTCAGGTACAACAGGAGCAATCTCGTTGTCAATGGCTTCTCGCATCTTCATGATACTTTCAAAGCCGGCCTTGAACCACGATAAGTTACGAGCCTGAATTGCAATAGCATCCAGACTGTGTAACACTGATCGTGAGTTACATACACCGACTAATGATAGTAAGAAAACTAAGGCACCAGTAATGACGTCTTTGAGATTATGCGTCGAGAATGACTGCATGACAAATTTATCGCGTGGAAGGCGATTTTCTGTCAACTTCAGTAATTCTTGAAGCTTAATATCATGACGTACTAATACTGTACCCGCGAGGGCCACTATGAGTAAAGACCCGAGTCGAGCTGGGACTCCTTTCATGGTCATTGAGATAAACGCAAGAGCGAGAACGGCTCCGGCCACAGTAACACATATAATTATAACTGCATTGTTTTCAAATACATT